ACGCACGCATGGTTCCACGCCCAGGCCGTAGCGTTTGAGGCTGCGTATGACCATGCGGCAGCTGTCGCAGCCGCCGCCCCGCCCCCTCCCGCCCAGCAAGGATCCTCGTCCGATCATGAATAGCCTGCCGCGCCTCGCCGCGCGCCCTGGCGGCGTGACAATCGCGGACGTGATGCGTATTCGCGTCTGCACCATGCGGGAGGCAATCCCGCTTCTCAAGGCTGCCGAGGCCAAGGGCCTAGTCGCCAGGATCGGCGGGCAGCCGGGCACAGCGTTCAGATGGGTGACACCGTGAAAGCAACCGAAGGCAACGGCGGCGCGCCGATCGTGCTGCGCAAGGACCCGGCGCGCGCGCCAGATTACCCGCGCGGGCTGGTCTATCCCAAGACAGCCCGGCCGCTACCGGGCGCAGACCGGCTGACCTTCGACCTTGTGGCGTCGGGCGCGCGCATCACGTACCATGACGTGCAGGTGATTTCAGACGGAGCGCACACGGCCGTGCAGTGCTTCGTCGGCCCGCACGATGTCGTGACGTGGGAATGGTTATGAGGACGGTCAAGCAGCGCGCGGGCGACCCGCTCAACGGGATCGAGGACGAAGAATTCCTCGTCGTCCAGATGGCGGATCTCAACCCCCGTCAGCGCCTGTTCGTGCATGCCTATATGCGCTCAATGTCCGGGACCAAGGCGTACTTGGAAGCCGGCTACCTCAAGGGCCGCCCGCAGGCTCACGCGGCGCAGGGCGCGCAGATGCTGCTCAACAAGCCAAAGGTGCGCGAGGTCATCAACTCGCTACTGGCGGCTCGCATGCGCCGTATCCAGGCAACGCCCGAGCGCATCGAGCAGGAGCTTGCGAAGGTCGCGTTCGCCTCGATCGGCCGCTTCGTGGTGGTGCAGGAGGACGGAACAGCGTTCCTCGACTTCTCGCGGGCCGACGAGGCGGACTTTGCCGGCCTGAAGAAGTTCAAGTGCGAGATCCAGCACCGGCCCGGCGACGATCCAGACGAGCCGAAACAGGTGCTTAGGATGGAAGCCGAGGTTGGCGACAAACTGGCCGCGCTCATGGGTCTCGCCCGCATTCACAAGATGATTGGCGGCGACGAGGGCGTGTCGGCGCTGGTGGACATCGCCCAGGAGATCCGCGATGGGCGCAAGCGAGCGGGGCTGAAATGATCGAGGCGGTTCTAGTCCCGGTCTGCGGGTTGTCGCTGGTGGCGGTGCTGCTGGTGTGTGTGGCTTGGCATCAGGACTGGGTGAGGCGATGATTGCAACCCGAGGCATAACCGTGCTGGCGATCTCGTTCGACAGCAACCCGCCTGCCGTCCTCGTGCAAGGCCCGGACGGGCAGCACCAGATCTGCGCCGTCAAGAAATGGTTCGCCAACGGCGACCCGCCGCGCGAGGTGACATCGCACCTGACCGCCGACATCGCGACCATCGAAGTCCTGGGCGAGGACGTGGACGGGTTCGCCGGCATGGCCCGGTATGACATCCGCCTTGAGGGTATCGGCGAGCCGCTTCCGCGCAACGCTGACGGCTCGTTCGGTGCTGCCGCTGGCCGGAGGCTCGCGGAGCGGCTAAAGAACAACCCAGCACGCCTGCCGGCGGCGTTCGATGTAGAGGGTATGTCATGAGGGTTCGAGCTTGGTTGCTAGCGCTTGGCGCGTCGCTGGCATTCTCATCGGCAGCGCTACCGCAGTCGCGCCCCCCTTCTCAGCGCACTGGCCCGATCACCATCACGGGCGAGGGCTCGTCGGGACCGGGTTCAGGGTTCACCGTGCGGCCCGCACTCGGTTCGGTGTCGCGGGCGCTCTCAGATCGCGCGCAAGACGTGATCCAAGGTGCTGACTTCGGCATGATCTGCAACGGCAAGGCAGGGTTCGACAACACGCCCAAGTTTGTCGATGCGATGAACGCGGCCTTCTCACTCGGCGGTCGCACGATCGTGCCGCCGCCGGGCGTCTGCCGCTTCAACACCGCTTTCACGGCCCTGGACAATCTGTCGATCGATGGTCGCGGTCTGTCAACGTTCTACCTCGACCCGAACATGACCACCGGAACATACACCGGGGCGAGTTATGGTTTCGGGATCTTCAACGTCTCGAACATTCGCATTAACGGCGTCACCTGGCAGGGCGGCGGTAACGATACGCCGACGTGCCCGAACAACGCGAATGGCATCCCGCAGTGTGCCAAATACGCGCGCGTCTTGGCGATCAACGCCAGGTACGTGACCGTGCAAAGCAGCACATTCAGAGATTTCGGCAAGCAGGGCCGAGACGCGAACGCAAATCACACTTCGTACATGCAGGGCCTTCTAGCCTTCGGTGGCTCAGATTGGCTGGTCGATAATAGCAAGTTCATCAACAACTCAGGAGATGGCATCGCCTGGTCGAACAACGCGGCGCGCGTTGAAGTCAGATCATCTTATTTCGAAAATAACGGCGACAGCGGTCCCGTCTGCACCATCGGCGGAACTGGGTTCAACTTCCATTCCAACTATATCATCGGCCAGGCGGGGAGCCCGGCACCGATTGTTGTTATGGATCGATGCACTGACTGGCACGTCGATAACAATACAATCCTCGGCGTGCCCCGCAGTGACGGCGCCAATACGGGCCAGGCGGTTCGCGTCGCCAGATATCCAATCGACAGTTCTTCGTACGTAAACCGCAATTTCACGGTTAACGGAAACAGCATCTTCGGCACCGCAACGGCAATTTCCGTAGAGAACGCCGGGACGACACAGGCTGGCTATACAGACGCGAATACCGGGACCGTATACCCCGCCGTTTCCGTTCCCGGCGGCGGCAAGTTTGCCCTGTCTGGCAACACCGCATCGGGGCCGGACGTGTGCATTGACATCGTTGACGCCGAGTTCGGGTCGATCAACGGCAACGCATGCTCCAGCGTGAAAAGCACTGGGTTGCGGTTCATCTCGTACAGTCAAATCACAGGCAGCATTGCGGTCGGCCCGAACACGTTCAACGGCACCAACTTGCCCGGCAGCTTCGGCATCAGGCAGGTTTCCGGCGCTGGAGGCGTTACCGGCAAGATCGCGATGACGTCTCAGATTGTAGATGGGTTCCTTGTGCCGCAGTCGATGGCGAACGCGAACACACCGACGCCGATCCCGACCCTTGCCGGCCCCCCGGCGAACACGGACTGCGCAGGTGCAGGCCAGGTGCTTGGGATGGATACGGAATTCATTTACGCGTGCGTAGCCTTCAACGCGCTCCGCAAAGTCCCGTTGACCGCACCGTAGTATGAACATGCAATCGAACTTTGAAGGGTTTGATGCCGACCGCGAGTTGGCCGGCATCATGGCGGATCTGTTCGACAATCCGCTTGGCTTCGTCCTGTTTAACTATCACTGGGGCGAAGGCGATCTGGAGCACCACCACGGCCCAGATCTCTGGCAGATCGACTTTCTGGAGGCGTGGGGCAAAGACATCCGGTCGCGGGGCTTCGACGGCTCCGCGTCCGTCCTGCCCATGCGGTACACGACGCGCGCCGGGCACGGCGTGGGCAAGAGCGGGCTCGTCGCCTGGATCGTGTCATTCATCATGTCCACCCGGCCGCACTCGCGCGGGATCGTCACGGCCAACAGCTCGCCGCAGCTCGAAACCAAGACCTGGGCCGAGATCGCGAAGTGGCACAAGCGAGGCATGACCGGGCGGTGGTTCAACTTGTACGCCTCGCGCGGGTCGCTCCGCATGGTCCACAAGCAGCACCCGACGACGTGGCGGACGGATGCGATCCCGTGGCGGAAAGAGATGCCCGAGGCGTTTGCCGGCCAACACGCAGTGGACGCCACGTCGTTCTACATCAACGACGAGGCTTCCGCGATCGAGCGGAACATATTCGAGACACAGGACGGCGGCTTGACTGACGGCGAGCCGATGCAATTCCTGTTCGGTAACGCGACGCGGCCTAGCGGATACTTCTACGATACGCACATGAACCCGCGTATCTCCAAGCTTTACCGCTCGTTCAAGGTGGACAGCCGGGACGCGCTCATTCCGAACAAGGCGAAGCTCGCGCAGGACGTTGAGACCTACGGCGAGGACAGCGATTACATCCGCGTTAAGATCCGCGGCGAGTTCCCGTCACAGGGCACGGACCAGTTCATCACGATACAGTCCGTCGAGGCGGCGCGGCGGCGCGAGGCCATGCCGCTGCCGACCTCGCCCGTGATCTACGGCGTGGACATCGGGCATAAGGGCGGCGACGAGACCACGATATACCGGCGGCGCGGGAACGACGCGCGCACGCTGGAACCGCTGATCCTGCGCCCGGAGGGGCACCGCCGTGACTGGCTGATGCACGTCGCCGGCAAGATCGCGGAACTGGCGCTGGTCGACCGCCCGGACGCGATCTTCATCGACGGCGGCGGTGTCGGCGCGGGCGTGCCCGAGCGGCTTGTGCAGCTACAGGTGCCGAACGTGCATGCCGTGCTGTTCGGAGGCAAGTCGCCGGATGGCAAATACCGCAATCGCGGCTCGTATATGTACGGCATGATGCGCGATTGGCTGGAGGACAACGGCGCTGTTCCCGATGACGACGTGCTGCAAACCCAGCTCACCACGCGGGAATACTTCTACGACAAAGACAACAAGATCATGTTGGAGAGCAAGGACGAGATGCGTGAGCGCGAGGGCACAGGCGGCGGCGGCCATGCGTCCCCAGACCGCGCGGACGGGCTCGCCCTGACGTTCGCGATGCCGGTTGGGCCGCGCGATATCGACAAGACGCGCGATCAGTTGCGGGGGCGGCGCTCAGACGATAATGACGATGCACACTATCGGCCTGATGTGGGGATGTGACATGCAGCGATTATTGACGGCGGCCGTCGCCCTCGCCGCATTAGGCGTCGCTCTCACGCCTCACGCCTGGGGCCAGTCATCGGCGGGCGGCGGCGGTGGCGGCGGCTCGGGCGGAACGGTTTCGGTCTCGAATTTCCCGGCTACACAGCCGGTTTCCGGCACGGTCGCGGCGACACAAAGCGGGGCGTGGAGCACGGGGCTCACGGGCTCGCTACCGGCGTTCGCGGCCACGCCTACGTTCAACGTGGGCACCATCGCGGGTATCGCGACGGACGCCAGCGTTCAGCAGGTGAAGACGGCGTTGGGTTCGCCGCTCCAGGCCGGCGGGGCAGTCAGCATCTCGAACCTGCCGGCAAGCCAGGCCGTGACGAACGGCGGCACGTTTTCAGTGCAGAACACCGCGGCCACCCCGGCGGGGGCGAACGTCATCGGCAGGGTCGGCATTGACCAGACCACGCCGGGCACGACGAACGCGGTTGCAATGCAGGGGCTGTATGCGTCGCCGCTCCCGACGCTGACCGCTGGCTCCTCTGCCCAGCCGGTGCTGGACCCTAACGGCCGTCTTGACATGACGATGCGTCAGACGCTCGCGACCCCAGGGAACAATCCAGGCGTCGGCAATTCGGTCCAGGGGCTCCCGAACGCCATCGGCTTCCCATTGGCCCCCTCGACCAACGCCGGTAACGGCATCGTGCCGGTTGCCCCGACCGCCAGTGCGTTCACCTATAAGGCTGCCGCCGGCAACCTGTTCGGCTTCAGCTTCACGCAGGGGACCACGGCAGGGTTTTTCGCGATTTTAAATCTTGCGGCGGCACCTTCTAGCGGGGCCGCCATCAGCCCGCTTGAGTGCATCCCGGTTGCGGCCAGTGCCTACGTCGCCCGGCGACAAGACATTCCAGACCGCTACAGCACGGGCATCACCATCGTGTCCACGTCGTCGTGCTCGACCTACACCCCGGTTACGCCCGTGCTCATGACAGGGGTGGTCCAGTGATGCAGCGCGCCTGTCTTTTGGCTTGCCTAGCTCTGGCATCCTTATCCGCTAGCGCCCAGACATCCTATCTTTACCCGCCGGCCACGCAGGCAGATATCGCCGCAATCCAGGCACAGATCCCGCAGCCGGCGGGTATGGTCCCGCCGCCCGAAATGCCTGGCGGTACGATCGGGACACCGGGAGCCTACCGACCGGCCGACGCTCGGCAGCCACGCATCACGCGCAGCAAGGCCGTGACGCTTGGCGCGGACGGGACGGCCACGTTCGATTGGGCGCCTCAAGGGGCGTTAGCCGCCCCGGCGCAAGTCGCGCTCGCGCCGGTCTATACCGGCCAGGGCGTGCCGAAATGCTGGGTGACGGCTTTGTCCTCAACCAGCACGACGGTTAAGTGTGTGATTGAGAACGTTGCGCTGGTGACTGTTGCCGGGATATCGGTTGGGTCCGTGACGAACGGCACGCCATCCGGCATGCAGGTCGGCGTAATTGCCCTTCCCCCGTCGTGAGGTAGCTATGGGCCGCTTTGAAGACATGACCATTGAGCGGCCGCTTTACCTGACGAACAAGCAGGGAAAATCGCAGCGGTCGGCGGTGGGGAACTCAAATTACGAATGGGTGCTGTCGATCTTTGATGATCTGCCGGACGCGAACGTGCGCGCGATCGTGTTCCGGGCGCTCGACAACCTGCCGGCACTGCCGGAGGACCCATCGCTCTACCCGGTCAACGGCGGCCTGTTCCGCAACGGGGACAACTCGGGGTACACGCTTACACGCTTGTATGGGACGCGCGCATCCACGGGCAATAAAATCGTGGATGCCATGCTTGCCGCGTTCGATGCTGCGCCGCCGATGCCCGAAGATCCGCTGGCGTACCAGGGGCTCGCTCCCGGCTACTATCGGGACGGCGACGATAATGGTTATCGCATTGTGAGGAAGACGTAATGCCGACCACGCGCGTGCAGCTATCGAAGACGGCCTGGACCAATCTCGGGGCTGGCCCGATGTTCGTCCAGAACCGAGCGGCGCACCGCCCCGCATATTGGTGCGCGTCCGCGGCCGACCCCGGCAACAACGCGCCTAACGACATCGCCGACTTGCCGGCAAATGAGCTGGGCGGGGACGGGTTCGTGCGTGACATCAACATCGCGCTCACGCAAAACATCTGGGCGCGTGGCGAGGGCCACGTTGTCGTAACCACGTAAGGAACAGCGCATGTGCTTTTTCGGCGGCGGCCAGAAGTCCGCACCCCCTGCTTTGCCCCCGCCCCCGCCTCAGGCCGCGACCGTGGGCGATGCAGACGTAGCCAAGGCGCGGAGTGACGAACAGAACCGGTTGCGTGCTATGGGTAACTCCGGCTCAACCCTCCTGACGAACCCGGCGACCAT